TATGAAAGACTTTTTAGGCAATATACTCGAAATTGGTGATGAAGTCGTGTTGACTGCGCCAAAATACCGCATGTTTACTAGAGCAAAAGTTATTGCATTCACACCAAAAAGGGTTAGGGTGCAATATAATAACACATGGAATTATGGTTCTAAAGGTCGCGTAGAAGAATATCTTTCAGAACCAAAATTTCTAGTAAAAACAAATCCTAAGTATCCATATGAAGTAGAAACAAGCATTTACAAATACGGCGATGCTGTTTATGTCTGGTTTAATGAAGTTGGCATGATCGGTGGTGCGTCTAATATGTTAGACCAAGCTCGTAAAGAAATGCAAACATACGCAAAAAATCTATAGGATAATTATATCATAAATGGGGATGTAAGATAATGACAATCACTTCGCTAGAAGAAAAGATCGCCGAACTTGAAGCCGAAAATGAAAAGCTTCGTAAAGGTCTTGAAATTTATAAACGAGAACGAGAGCGCTTCAAGCACAGCAATCCCGAAATGACGGGTGCTTATTTCTTGTCTGGTGGCTACGGTGAAACTGATGATAATATGCTACCACAGTTTGTGAGAATTGTTCCAGCGTACGGCTGCGCTTGGGAGCAAGTATATGTAAAAACAGATAAAACTATTTCCTATGAGGGAAGTTAATTTATAGTTGACATTAGTCCCGAATCAGTATATATTCATACTATAAGGAATGAAAAGGAATACGACATGAGTGATACATCTTTTAAAAAATTTACATCTATTGATAAATTTGCTGACTCTTGGTTACAGATGCAAAAACAGGAAATTGGTCAACTCAAGTTTCGCTCTAAGATTAAACTACATGGTACTAACGCCGGTGTTCGCATTAAAGACGGCGAAGTGTTTTATCAAAAGCGAACAGGTGATGTCACCCCGCTCGCAGATAACGCTGGTTTTGCATCTTTTGCATATACGGTCGATTGGAAAACAAATCAAGACATCATCATTTATGGTGAGTGGGCTGGGCCAGGAGTTCAAAAATCTGATGCTATCTGTATGATCCCACAAAAAATGTTCTTTGTATTTGGTGTCCTAGTAGAAGATCATATGATTACGGAACCAGCACTTATTCGAGAGCACATTCCATACCATGATCGTATTATGATTCTTCCGTGGTTTGATGAACCAACAACGATTGATAGCCTAGACGTTTCTACTGCAAAAAATCTATCTGCACGTCTTGACACCGATGTAAAAGCTATTGGTGATGAAGATCCTTTTGTTAAAGAACACTTTAATGTTTCAGGCGCTGGTGAAGGTCTTGTCGTTTCTCCATATTTTGAAGAAGGTGCAGTTCCTCTTTGGATGTTTAACACATTCACCTTTAAAGTAAAATCTGAGGCGCATCTTGTCCAAAAGACTAAAAGCCCAAACTCTTCTATCTACATTGAAATTCCAGGGTCTGTAAAAGATTTCTGCGATCAGTTTGTTACCGATAACCGTTGCGAACAAATGATCAATGATCATCTTGCTGGATCGTATGCGATGCAAGGCATGGGAACATTCCTGAAAGAACTCAATGCTGACATTCTGAAAGAAAGCAAAAACGAGTTTGCTGAACTTGGTGTTGACTGGAAAATGGTAGCAAAAGAAATTAACAAGCGCGCTGTTGCTTGGATGAAAGAAAAACATAAGGTGTAATGAAAATGACTACGATTGAAAATTTAAAGACCGTAACAATGAAACTTCGTAAAGATCGCTCACCACTTGGCGCTATTATGCAGTTTCATATCGCTGAAGTTTCAAAAATTGGCAAGACTAATGGTAACCGTGAAACTACAGAAGATGAAGCAATTCAATATTTGAAAAAGACTGTACAACGGTTGAATGAAGATCCGCATTCCGACTTACAAGAAGTTGATGTTCTTGAAAAACTACTTCCTCGAATGGCCACAAAAGATGAAGTTCGTGCTCATATCTTTATGCTTGAAGCAGAACAAGGTCTTGATATTTCAAACAAAGGCGCAGTTATGAAAGCTGTAAAAGCCAAGTTTGGTGCTTCGGTTGACATGAAAATGGTAGGCGGCATGTTATGAACATATATGACGTTATATCTAAACTAGACGGTATCTAGTACCGACAGTGTGGACCATACAGGGCCTTCGAGAAAGAGCTGAGGGATAATAGGTTAACCTAGATGATTTGTCTGTATCTTAATAAATACTTATAAAAAAGAGGTGTATAATGTTAGAGTATTTAAAAAGAGTTGGTATAGCATTATCTGTATTATTTAACGTATTGCTTGGAGGTTGCTCGAACCAATCATTTAGCGCTAGAAACTATGATTGGAAAAGGCGCGAAAAACTAAATTTAGTTTGGTTGATAGATTACGTCGCTAAAAAAGTGTTTAAAGATAAAGACCACTGCCTTTCTGCCTGGGTCTATTGGTATACTAGAAAAAATTTAGAAGCAAAGGAATTAAAATGATAAAAATTTATGGAAAGCCAGCATGCCCTTGGTGCGTGAAGGCTAAAAAACTTGCTGAAAGATACGGCCTTAAGTATGAATACATCGATATTCAGTATAAAGAAGGCTTTGATGAATTAGCTGCAAAGATGTCAGAAGTAAAAACTGTACCACAAATTTGGTGGCATGGTAATCATATTGGTGGATATGAAGAATTTTCTAGAGAAGTAGAAAATACTTCTGGCGGCTACGGTGACGGCAAAATTTAACAGTTGACAATTTACTTGCTTTATGATATATTTTTATTATGGTAAAGAAAATGAAAGCTAAGAAAAGCAAAAAACAGTTATTGGCTGAAGCTAAGTTAGAGCACGAAAAGTTTCTTAAGAAACTTGGATATACTGGCAAGCTTAAAGGTAAATCTGTAAATGAAATACCGAATTATAAAACAGAATCTAAAGTTCCTAACACTTCTGACACTATAGGAATTGGCAACAAATTGCCGAGATCGGTATACACCGGCGATGAAATTATGGGTATTGCTACGACTCATAAATCCAATATGGTTCCTATACGAAAGGACAATAAGCAAGCCGCTATTGATGTAGCCAACATGAGAAGATAAATATCCCTATTAGCATGTAGGGATAATATATGACTTGGTACTATAAAGATGAAGAATTCACCTCTGAAATGATAGGTGATTATGTAGGTTTTGTTTACTTGATAACAGACAAATCTAACAACAAAAAATATGTTGGCAAAAAACTTCTCACATCGAGAAGAAAACTTCCGCCACTTAAAGGCAAGACGCGAAGGAGAACCGTAGTAAAAGAAACCGATTGGCAAAAATACTATGGCTCATCAGAGGAAGTTAAGCTGATGGTAGAAGAAAAAGGATCTGACAATTTTCAACGAGAAATTCTTTTCCTTTGTAAGTCTAAAGGCGAGCTCGGCTACATAGAAGCTAAATATCAGTTTGAACATGATGTTCTTCTACGTGACGACTATTACAATGGAATTATACAGTGCAAAATCCATAGAAACCACGTCAGATCGTTAAAAACTGGTTGACATTTGTCATAAATGAGTATATATTTAATTATAGATAACTTGAGGAGTTTAAAATGTACATTTCACGTGAAAGCGTAATTACCGGTATCAAACGTACCCGTAGCATCCCAGCAAACCCAGATGATATGCTGGCATGGAAAGCAGGCCTTGGGAGTGTACAAGACTTGATGCCTTATCTTAATGATAATGACCGCGAATTTCTTCTTTCTGGTATTACTCCAGAAGAATGGGATGAAGCCTTTCATGATTCTGAAGAAGATTTGGAATACAAAGACGTAGAATGGGTGTAATAATTTTCAATGGACCTCCTGGAACTGGTAAGGATGAAGCTTGCCTTTTCTTTAAGCAAAGGGGGTTCACACACCTAAGTTTTAAATATCATCTATTTCGTGCAACTACAGAGTTTTACGATGTATCATTGGCTTGGTTTATGGAAGGTTATGATGACCGAATTATAAAGGAAAGACCAGAACATCGGCTTGACGGATTTTCTCGTAGACAAGCACTAATTTTTGTTTCTGAAGAAGTAATAAAGCCAAGGTATGGTAAAGATTATTTTGGGACTATGGCGGCAAAAGAAATGGAATTAGATGGAAATTATTGTTTCAGTGATG